GTTCTTTTTGTGTTTTGTATTATGTAGAGCACTTACATCAATTTTTAATTCGGTTAATGGAATAGGATGTGGGGGTGGATGATAACAACTTTGTGTAGTTCCGTTGGTCAGATTAATGCTTACCTGCAACCATTTGGCCATACAAAGACTAGGGCTATATGAATTCAACAGTTCACGAACGGATTCAGCTTTCTGATAATATTCGGTATAACCAAAGCTACGTTTTTTCTGGGCCCCGTCATCCCAATTATATACACAAAAGTTTTCCGAATTATTTCAAAGAAATGGTACTATTACAAAAGAACAAAAAGATATTTTAAATAAATTTAATAGTATTAAATTTAACCAAAATGGTAGTAATCCAAATTACGAAAAAGAATTGGATGATGTATTGGGAGCTATGACTCTTAATAAAGATTTTAGAACCGCTGTGCCGGATTTATTAGAAGTATTAGTATTTTCTAAAATGCTTGGTAGAGGATATCACGCATTTTTACCATCATCAGAAACATTCAAAGTATCCGATGTAATTGCATTCAAAGAGCCAAACCTAAAACTATCAAAAGGTGGAAATGTTGCAAAATCAATTGCAGATAATTTTAAGATGATTAAAACATCTATGGTATTAGTTGGTGGGCAGAGTGTTAAATTTGCAGAAGGTGGAGCAGGTCAAAGTGATTCCAAAGTAGAGCAAACAGAATACAAACATCCCGAAACAAAAGTAGTACTTAAAAATTTATTGAGTACTCATCAATTTGTGTATGGTAAAAGTAAAGATGGTAAATACCCACCATCTTCGCAAGATGTTGCTAAAAAAGAAAAACAAATAATGTTCCATTTAAATTGGGCTGTTAAGAATAATATCATTTCAAAAGATGAATACAAAAATATCATAGCAATTGCTGATAAGCAAGCTGAAAATGCATTTCAAACTGCTATGAGAAACGGAGTTGGGCCATTATCTGAACCCGATAGGAGAGAATATAAAAAATTATTAAGATTACATACTCTATCAGGTGCATCTGTACAAACTATAAATAACAACGATACCGATTTTAATTATTTTTCAAATGAAAGAAGTAAAGTAAATGAGAAAACCGGTGCAGTTGTAAATGAAGAGTTAGATGGTATTATTAAAAAATGTTGTATGGGTTGGTCTTACAATCCAGGTTTTAAATTTAGTTCATTTGGTGGTAAAAAATGGATGACACCAAATAACGTAAATCCATCACACATCGTATCGTGTGATAAAAAGAAAAAATAAAAATGAATACACAACTTTTATGTTTGTTCACATATAGAAATGAATTAGATATATCGTTAGAATTTATCTTAAAAAACTACACGCTTATAAACCCAAATGTGTTTGTATTAGAAAGTAAATTAAAAGAAGATGATTTGTTTATAACTTATAATGTTGAGAAAGGTTCAGCACCTGTAAGCTCTCAATGGAAAACTATATTAGTACATAGAAAGAAACAATCAAATACTATTTACACAATCAACGCTTTGAATGAAGTTATTAAAGCAAAAACAGGTGGCCAATTAGATACAACTTACCAATTAGATTGGAATGAGTTTAAAAATTGTATCATTACTACATCAAACTATGGCTACAAAAAAATCCCAACAAAGGTTCACAAAAACCTAAACGTATCAGAATTAAATATTGACACTTTTTAATTTGGAAATTTAGAATTAATTCATTATATTTGTTTTAATGAAAAAAATGTTAGTAATTAAAACGAAATCAGCAGATACCGTATTTGAAGATTATCGATACGAACTTTCTAAAGCGCTTATTAAAGGAGTAGAGTGGGGGATTCGTTATAATAAAGATAATGTTTGCTTTGCAAAAATAATCACAAACCATATGATGGTTATAGAGCTTTCTATTCACAAAGAAGATTTTCAATTTATCATTGATGAAAACATTAAAACTTTGATAGAAGCGGAAGAGTATGAAACATGCGCTTTAGGAATGAAATTAAAAGAAAAATTAAATAAACAGTTATGATAGAAACCCACGAAGAAACAGCAAGAGAACATTGCGAAAGAATGTATCCCGAAATGATGGCAGAGTTTACAAAAATTCAAAATGAAATGTATGAAACATTTTGTAAGAAACAAAGAAACTATGGACCTGGCAATATTTCCGTAGGAACTTCGTTACAATCAAAAGAAGATATCAAATTATCACTTACAGGTCTTTGGTTTAGAATTAACGATAAAGTTCAAAGATTGAAGCAATTAGTAGTATTAGGACAGCCAGATGAGGTGGGTGAATCGGTGCAAGATACATATGAAGATTTATCAGTATATGGTATAATTGCTCAATTGGTTCAAAGAGGAAAATGGGCAAAATAAATTTGGAAATAACAAAAAAAAATTCTATCTTTATAGAAGAAAAAGATAAAAAGGTTATATCTAGATATAGGTAATATCGATATAAACCTTAACTTTAAAAACAATTATTAACTTTAAAAACAAAAAAAAATGGACATTTCATTAGCCCTAAAACGATTCAATTCGTTACAAAACACTTCCAAAAAATCAGATTCGCTTTGGAAGCCAACACCGGGAAAACATCAAGTTAGATTAGTTCCCTACAAGTTCAACAAAGACATTCCTTTCATTGAACTTTATTTTCACTACAACATTAACAACAAAACTTATCTATCTCCAATTTCGTTTGGTAGACCTGACCCTATTGTTGAGTTTGCAGAAAAACTTAAACGTACAGGTGACACCGATGATTGGAAAGCAGGTAAGAAAATGGAGCCAAAATTAAGAACATTTGCACCCGTTATCGTAAGAGGTAAAGAGAGTGAAGGTGTTAAATTTTGGGGATTTGGTAAGACGGTTTATCAAGAAATATTAGGTTACATTGCTGACCCGGACTACGGAGATATCACCGACCCAATGAATGGTAGAGATATCGTATTAGAAATAACTTCAGCAGAAGAATCTAATGCAGCTTATCCGACAACAAGTATTCGTGTTAAACCTTCTCAATCAAAAGTGGCTGATACAGCTGAAGGAATCAAAAGTGCATTAGAAAACCAAAAGGATATTACTGAATTATATTCAGAATTATCTTACGCTGAATTAAAAGGTGTATTAGAAAATTGGTTAAACCCATCAGCAGCAACAAATACTGATGAAGTAGTTGAACAATTAGAAGCTCCTAAACAAACACCAACTCAAAAAACAAAACAACCATCGGTTGATTTGGGTGGTACACAAGAAATTGGTGACCTTCCTTGGGAAAAAGAAGAAGCTCCTAAAGCTGAAAAAGTAAAGGATGATGTGGCATCGGCATTCGATGATTTATTCAACAATTAAAATTAGGTTACATGGCCAAAAGAGAAGAAGACTTAGCGAGCATTCTCGCTGATTCTCTAAACAAACAAAATAAGGATGGTAAGATTGCCTACTTCTTAGATGATGATAGTGCAGATGCACCTACCAACGTTAAGGATTGGTTATCTACGGGTAACGCAATGTTAGACGTAGCAATTTCGAATCGCCCTTATGGTGGTTTGCCGGTTGGCCGTATTAGTGAGATTACGGGCTTAGAGCAGAGTGGAAAATCTCTGCTCTCCGCCCATCTCTTAGCAGAAACCCAAAAGAAGGGTGGTGTTGCAGTACTAATAGATACGGAAACCGCAGTAAGTAGAGAATTTTTAGAAGCAATCGGAGTAGATATCTCAAAACTACTTTACGTTTCAGTTGATACTGTTGAAGGTATCTTTGAAGCGTGTGAAACAATTATTGAGAAAGTAAGAACAGGTGATAAAGATAGATTAGTTACAATCGTAGTCGATTCAGTAGCAGCAGCATCTTCTAAGAAAGAGATGGAAGCTGATTATGATAAAGATGGTTACGCAACTGATAAAGCTATTATCATTTCTAAAGCAATGAGAAAGATTACCAATATGATTGGTAGACAATCGATTGCACTTATATTCACAAATCAGTTAAGACAGAAAATGAACGCAATGTTTGGTGACCCTTGGACAACATCAGGCGGTAAAGCATTGGCATTCCATAGTTCAGTTAGATTGAGGTTAAAGAGTATGGGACAATTGAAAGTTGGTGATAGAATCGTTGGTATCAAAGTTCGTACACAAGTTATTAAAAATCGTATGGGGCCACCACTAAGACACGCAGATTTCGATATCTTCTTTGATAGGGGTATTGATAACTACGGAGGTTGGTTAGCAGTTATGAAAGATGGTAAGATTGTAAAACAAGCAGGAGCTTGGTATGAATATACTGATACCGATACTGGCGAAATTATGAAGTTTCAATCTAAAGATTTTCCTAAGATGCTACAAAATAATGAGCTAAAAGACCAAATCTATCGTAGGATTTGTGAGGCAACAATATTATTATATAAAAACAATTCTAATTCCAATTCGGATGAAGTTGAAGTAACAACGGACGGAGCAAATGAGTCAGATTAACAAAAAGTATTTAGATATACTAAAACAAATAGATGAGGAACATAAAGGGTTCGGTGATTTACATCGTAATTCGAAAACTTTAATTATTGATGGTCTTAATACCTTCATTCGTTCTTGGTCAACCGCACCAAATCTTAATGATAATGGTGACCATATTGGAGGAATAGTCGGTACTTTAAAAAGTATCGGCTATGCCATCCGTTTAATTAACCCCACAAGAGTAGTAATCGTATTTGATGGTAAAGGGGGTAACAAAAGCAGACAAGATATATACGCTGGATACAAATCCGAAAGAGGCAAGAATAAAATCAAAATGAGATTGAATCGTGCAGCTACGGTTGAAATGAATCCAGAAGAGGAAGGTATTTCAATGAAACGTCAAATGACAGCGTTGGGGGAACTTTTATCTGCTTTACCCGTAACTATTATGATTTACGATGGTATCGAAGCCGATGATGTTATGGCATATATTGCTACAACTCTAAGAAAAGATAACGAAAAGGTGGTTATAATGAGTTCCGATAAAGACTTTCTTCAGTTGGTCAATAAAGATGTTAGTACATATTCGCCATCTAAGAAAAAAATCTATACAATAAATGAAGTAAAAGAAGAATATGGGTTTCACCCACATAACTTTATTAATTTCAGAATGATTGATGGAGATAAATCGGATAACGTAGAGGGTATCACTGGCTTGGGTGCAAAAACCATTATAAAAGCATTTCCTATTCTAACAGAAGAAACAACTCATACTACCGAATCTATGTTAGAATATATTGAAACTTTACCAAAAAAATCAAAAGCACATGAGTTGTTTCAGAATAATTTGGAAATCTTAAAAAGAAATCGTAAATTAATGCAATTATCGGAACCAGAGTTTAGTGGGAATCTTCGTTTAAAAATTATGGATAGGTTTGACGAACCAACACCAAAATTTGATAAACATTCATTCCTAAAATTAGGATTGAAACACCGTATGTTAGATGCATTTCCTAATATAAACGATTGGTTACAATCAACATTTTCACATATTAATAAATTTTAAAAATAAGTTATGGCAGACAAAGTAGCACAACCAATTGGAGATAGAGTTCTCCTAAAAGAAGTAGAACAAAAAAACGATAGAACTGCGGGTGGTATTATTATTCCAGATAGTGCAAAATTGGAAGATGTTAAACGTGCAGAGGTTATCAAAGTAGGACCTGGTATTTACACACAAAACGGAACATTGATTCCTATGAGTGTAACCGAAGGAGATGAAGTGATTTTACCACCATACCATCAGGGTACTGAAGTAAAAATCAATGGAGAAAAATATACTTTATTAAGAGAATCAGAAATCTTAATGGTATTAAAATAATTTTTAAATTAAAACATGGAGAAAAAACTATGAAGTGTATTAAATGTATTAAAATAGCAAAAGGGTACGAATTGGATGAAATCCGTAGAGTATCAGATATCGATGCAGATGAAAGAGTGAAAGGT